GAAAGATTACGCCTTGAGAAACCTAGAGGTTATGACTATAGATTATTATATCTATTGTTGTTAATTCCTTTCTATGTTTCTGTCAAGAAAGTTTTCTTTGATAGGATCCACATTCCTTTCAAATTCATCATTGAACGATTTTTGACTGTCCTAATCAGCAATTTGGATGAGCTAGACTTCCCTCTGGTAGCTTTAATAGCTACTATAATCATAATCCTTGTTAGGCCTTTATTAGTGCATAGACCCAATATGCACAATGTCTACAAGTTGTTTGATTATTGTTATGACGGTCCAGAGGCAGAATTAGCAGGTGAAGAGAAGATCAAGAAGTACTACGGTCCCATAATTGAAGAGTGCCATCCCAGTCTTTGTGCTTACCCAATGATGTTCCATTCCAAACGCATCCCTCAGATGCCAAGACGGTGTAGTCATAATTATCTAGCCTCAGTTGAACACAGGGTTCTGAATAAAACGCCAGAATCTGATTGGACTGGGGTAATGATACCCTATGATTTAAAACATTCTGTCTCAATGCTGAGAAGTGAACTGGAACCATTATCATTGGATGAGTGGCTGAGTAGGTTTCCTGGATCAAAACGCGATAGATTAAGAAGAGAAATAGACCAACAAATGGTTTCCAATTATGGGAAAGATCTCAACAATTCCAAAATATTTATTAAACGTGAATTTTATAGCAAGACAAGTAAAGCTCCTCGACCAATACATTCAAGTTCAGCGTGGTTGAATTATACAGTAGGCAGATGGTTAGTGCCGTTTGGTGAGTTGTTATACAGTCATGCTCCAGAAAATGTTCTTTTTCCTATTCATGGTGATTCAAATGAAATTGGGCAGTTTTTCTCAGAACGGAAAGACTATTTCAAAATGTCATTGGATTATTCGAAATTCGATTCAACTCAAAGCAATGAGGCTTTATTAAAGATCATCGATGTCTTCGAACTAGCAGGCATACCTGACTATGTTCTAGAGATGATGAGGCAAGACACTAAGTCTTGTGTTATACATGGCCCGTTTGGATTGAAATATGTAATGAATGGAGTAAGGTTTTCTGGCAGGAGTGAAACTTTGATTGGCAACACGATTCTGAACTGGATTGTAGCTAGACATGTTTTCAAACTTGGATGTTCATTATTAGTCAAAGGTGATGATGCTGTTGTTTTTACTAAAAATAGACAGGACCTTCAATTTGTCTGCGATGAATATACGAAGCTTGGATTTTTAATCAAGGCTTTTGAAACCAATGTGCTAGAAACAGAATTTTGTTCTTCATGGTTCCTCCCGTTAAATGACACATACATTCTAGTTCCAAAAATAGGAAGGTTCCTTGCAAAAACTTTATGGTGTAAGAATACAAATTATACAATTGATCAGATAGAAGAGCAGTTTGCAGGGATTTTAAACGGGTTAAGATATTCATTTGTGAATATGCCTATATTGAGAGGCCTTTACAATAATCCAATATATGTTAAGTGGAAAACAACTTCTGCTATAACATATGATCACAATGAATACGCAACCTGTGAGATCCAATATAACGAGCAACAAATATTGGACTTCCTTTTGTTTAAGTACGATCTATTCCCAAGTGAAATCGAAGCGATGGAAAAAGAATTAAGCGAAGCAATCATCCCGCATGAGTACCTACATCCAGGCTTTGAGAACTTGATTGATATAGATTGGACTGACACTGAAATTGATGATAATCTGGCAGTAGTTGAAGAACAAAGATCTGCCAGATCTCCATTTAGTAAAATCAAAATAATCCTCACTACATTAATAGAAGAAATAATATTGTCAATGGATCCATCGTTAAGACTGTTATTAGGTTTCTTTGAAACCTATGTGTACAGTGATATCACACATATCATAGTCCACATATTGTTGCTAATATTACAGCTTAACTACAACCTTTTAATTCCAGTCTTGTTGCACATCTTATTAAATCTTCGATTCCAACAACCTTTTAGTTTCACTAAGTCCGCGGCTTATAAACTTAAAGAAGTTTACGAAAATAGACAAAAAATAATGTCAAAACGAAGACAACGACCCAACAAACCAAAACCAAGAAGAAGAAGGAACCAGAGAAACATGGGTTCGCCTTTACAAGCTTATGCAGCGATGGTTGCA